GACTTTAAAGCCAATAGTAAATTGCCGGCTGAAGAAGTTGAGCGAGTTACCAGAATTACCGAGCAACAGATTGAGAAACTCAAAAATGAGCTTCACGGTGTTGAACCGGCAGCTGAAAAAGCAAATTCAGGTGTTTCCAATCTTTCTAAAGGGATGGGCGTAGCCAAGTTTGCAGCGACTGCTCTTGCGGGAGCTATGGCTGCCGTTGGTATCGGTATCGGTGTGAGGGAAATTGCCCAGGCAGCGGATTCGTATACTACTCTTTCAGCACGAATCAATATTGCAACCAGCGAAGGTGGTAACTTTCAGCAAGCTATGGCTGGTGTGCATCAAGTGGCACTTGCTACCAATTCAAGCTTAGAAGCTACAGCCAGTCTATTCACCAAAGTGAATGATGTTGGCAAACAGATGGGGATGACCCAACAGCAAAGTTTGGATCTGGTAAGAACCATCAATATGGCCATTCAAACCGGAGGTGGATCAGCACAGGCCAGTGAAGATGCTATTGTCCAGTTTACCCAGGCGCTGCAATCTGGAGTACTCCGTGGTGATGAGTTCAACTCAATCATGGAACAGGCTCCAGGAATTTCTAAAGCCCTGGCTCAATCCCTTGGTGTGACTACGGGTGAGTTACGCACCATGGCAGAAAACGGCGAGTTATCTGCTGAGCGCGTAATTAAGGCCTTACAGAATCAATCCGCTGCAATTGAAGCTGACTACAATAAATTCCCGACTACTATTAGCAATGCATTGCAGAAAATAGCAACACAATGGCAGATTCTTATTGGTGAGATGGATCAGGCTAATGGCACAAGTGCGGCCGTAGCGAATGCTCTATCAATAATTGCAGATAACCTTGGGATTCTAAAATTATTTTTCGATGATGTGGCTGAGGGAGTTGGATACTTTGCTTCTAAGTTCTCTGATATTGACCCCAGCATATTGAATGCTTTAAGAGATACACTTACTCAAGTTTATGAAAATATTAAGCAAAATATTAAGTATGTCATTGAGTTTAGTGAGACTGTATGGAGTGCCTTTACTAGCGCTCTGGATGCTGTATCGCCCTTATTCAATGCTCTATTAAATGGAGGGGAAGATGTAAGCGGTCTTACAACTCTTCTTAATGTCTTGCGAATGGCCATAGCAGGAATTACAGATGCAGGGCTTGGTCTCAATGTAGGGCTGAAAATTCTTTTATCTTCTATACAGTTCTTAGCTGGCGGTGTGTATAGCTTGGCTGCCGCAACATTAGAATATATACCCTTCATGGGAGATCTGGCAGAGGAAGCTGAAAAAACTTCAGATCGCATGTTTGCACAAGCAGAAAAAAATATGCGAGGTGCTATTAAGCTTAGTACAGAGCATAAATGGGCAGTAGTTGAGACTTACGAGGATATACAGAAAACTCAAAAGCAAAAAAATGAAGAAGCTATAGCTGACAATGCTCGTACTTTTGCAGAGTTAACTAAACAGAATATAGACTTGGTTCAAAAATCTAAAGAGTTAGCAACAGAACGTGCTGCGCTCGATACACAGCTGAACCAAGCTAGAAAGGATGGGAACCAGTCAACAATTGATGCCATTATCCAGAAATCTGGCGAGTTAGAAAATCGAGAGAAGGAGCATGCCACCAATAAAGCCAAGTTAGATGCTGAGAAATTATCCTCAGTAAAGGCATATGCTGAAGCGGCCATTAAAGCTAATGGTGGGGTCATGGACGGTACCATGCAGGCTGATCTAATGACGAAGGGTTATATCGTTACTGTTGGTGAGGCAGGCAAAGTTAGTGTGGCAGCTTGGGAGGGTGCTGCTCAGGCTGCAGAGAATGCAGCCAAAAAGGAAGAAGCTGTCAAGCTGGCCAAAGAGAATCTACAAAAGGCAGATGAGGCATATCTGGCTTTTCAGAAACAGTCCGCCGTTGAACGTGCAGTTCTGGAACAACAGATCGCCGAGGCTAAACGCACGGGTGATTTAAGTGCATTGAAATCTGCACAAGATTCCCTTCGGGGTATTGACCAGAAGGAAACGGAACTCGCCAATAACCGCAATGTACGTGCTGCGGAATTGGATGCAGCTAATTCCGGGTCTGGACAGGTGGCAGAAAATGCATATTCGAGAGCTTCTCTTGCAGCCAAGCAGCTTGGGGTAGATATCGATGTTGCGTTAAATCGAGTCTCTAAATCCTTTACTGAGCAGGGTAATAATGTCACTGATCTGAAAGGTAAGTTAGCTTCTGCAGGTATTACCGGTAAAGCGGCAGGAGATATAATTTATCAGTCTTGGTCAAACTGGTTACAGACGGCTAAAAGTCAAGCTGAAATTGATTATGCAAGGTCTAAGCTTAAAGAGTTTGGTGATCAAGGTCAGGTTTCAACGGGCCAAGTCGAACAGGGCCTAATTGCTATCAAGATGCAGGCTTTAGAACTACCGGATGATATTGATCCGGTGACAGAGGCGTTTAAACGGCTAGGCATTGAAACCAAGGAGAATTTAAAGCTTGCTGCTCAACAGGCTTTGATGGATTACATCACCGTCAGAGATAGCGGAAAGGCGACTGCTGAAGGTATCCAGAAAGCATATGAGAAGGCTGCTCAGTCTGCAGCAGCATCGGGTGATGCAGGTGTCATTGCTGCGACTAATGCTGCAAATGCAGGCCGCAATCTGGAAATCCAGATTGATGACAGCGGTCAGGCTGTAGTTAAAACCATGGATGACTGGACCAAAGCCAATAATCGGGTAGAAAGCTCAGCCAGTGCCATTGGTGATGGTTATCGTGAAGCTGGACGGGTCGCAAGAGAGGAGGCCAAATCCTCTACTGAAGCCTGGTCAGAAGCGCTTACTGCCATGCAGGGCAAGCTCAAAGCCTCTAAAACTGGAGTCATGGCTAAAAACGGTTATTCAGTTGATGAGATTGAGCAGCAGCTGACTGAAATGGGATATAGCGGTAATGCCCGGCAAAAGGCTAAAGAGTTATTCGAGACAGCTCAACAGGGTGCAGGTGGTTATTACCGTTCAGCCTCTCATGAATATGCTGCGCGTTATGGTGTCTCTGCATACGATAACCAGAAACAGACGGGCAATTATATGTACATTGCCGAGCAGCTGGAAAAGCTGGAAGAGTATGCAGGCAAGTCGGGCAGTGTAGGTGCAAGCTCCAAAGCTAAAACAGTTGTGCCTGAGGTGAATATCAATAGCCTGGCTCCGGATGTGAGCTATCCCAAAACCAGTTTACCGGTATCAGATCCAGCCAGAACCGTACGTTATGAGTTTGATCTAGGCAATGGTAAAACCGCAACAATGTACGGATCGCCTAATGATGGTGATGAACTGGAATCAATGCTGAGAAAACTGGAAATGATAAAAAAGAGTAGCTAATGAAATTAATACGAGTGTCTACATCAGAAACCGTCCCGCTTGAGGACGGTTTTTTATGGTCTGATGAATTTGAATGGAAGCCCATCGAGCAGAAACAGAGTCGGGCTATTGATGGTTCTCTAATTATCCAGGAGGGCCGTAAAAAAGCAGGTCGTTCAATTGTGCTGGAACCGGCAGATAACACGATGGGCTGGATCAAACGCCGTGATTTACGCAAGGTTCAAGACTGGTCTGCTTTATCTGAACAATTCATTCTGGCTTTTGAGTATCAGCACGACAGACGTGAATTTCATGTGATTTTTAACCATGAAGCCGGGGCTTTGGAAGCTGCTCCAGTGAAGGGAATTCCATCTGTATCTGAGGATGACTATTACAACGTGACTTTACGTTTTATTGAAGTGGGGGAACTATCCAGTGGCAATTGAAACTAAAAATCTGGTGCTCTATAAGTCCGAGCGCCTGAGCGATACAGAAGATGGTGGCGGCAAGTACTCTGGCCAGATTATTGAAGATGGCCAGAGCAATAACCTGTTTAATGATGTGAGTGAGCTGGACCGCACCATGGGTGATGTGTCACTGCGTAAACTGTTCCCCGCCGTGACAACGAATGATACAGACCTGCTTATGGGGGCTACGGTCTTTATCTCGGAAAACCCGAAAGACCCCAATGTCTCGGCTTTGCTGTTTAGTACAAAGTCGTGGATTGATGAGCGCAAGTCCGCCCAAAACCGAATTGAAAACTATCTGGCCAAGGGTGGACAGGCAGCAGGGAGTCCACTAGATACGCATTATGCCGGTATGAAAACCCTGCAGGTGGCGATGTTTCTGAGTGAAGTCGAAAGCTCGGTGGGCAGTACGCTGGTAATGGTCTCAAAAGAAGGTCAGGCTCTGCAGCATGAGCAATATGTTCGCATCACCAAAGTTGAGATCCGTATTGCCAAGATGGTCATCGATGGAAAGGAAGTTGAATATAAAATTACCACCTACAGTATCAATGATCCACTCGATCAGGATTATGTCGGACTCTCTGCAAGACAATGGTATAGCGGCGAAAAGTCCGAAACGATTTTACGGGATACCATCGTAGCCGATACCGGCAAGTATTATGCATCCAGCAATCTCAAGTCTGATGCCAAAGTCGGTGAGTTTACCGTAAATGCAGAAAGTATCTTTGCCCAGCTGGTTCCATCTGCCCAGACTGAAACACCAATTGTGGATGTGAACGCAGCTGGGGAAAGTATGGTACTGGTACCGGGTAACACTGCTGCTATTACTGCAACTTACTCGACCACCATTGGTACCGCTCAGAACCTATATATCGGCTCATCTGTCATGCCATCGAGTGTCTCGTTTAACCTGTTTGGACAGCAGATCACTGATCAGGGCGGACTGCTTAAAAATACTTCTGGTACCCAGGTTGGAACAATTGATTACCAGCGTGGCTTGATCCAGTGGACACAAGCTGCAGGTGCAGGATCTGCAAACTTAAG